AAGAGTCACCTAACGGATTGTCTGCAAAAAAGTATCCCATTTAACTTGTTTTACTATAAATACACAATACACCCTTTTTTAAATTAATTTTTGGGTGTATTATGTTCAACTATTTTATTAATAAGAAATTTCCTTTCAAAGGTAGGCATACGATAAAAGTCAGAATATGAAGTTCTGAGAAATTTTGCCATTAAATAATATTCCTCGATAAGGTGTTGTCGATATTTAGAAGAAAGGCCGAAAAAACTCAACCCCAAAGGATATCTCAAAAGATACCATTTCTCCTGATGGGGCATATGTTGTTTTTCTTAGGTCTAATGACGGTTCGTTATCTCTCATGAAGTTACGGATGAATTTAGAATCCATAATTGGTAGGGTCTCAATAAACATTGCAATTTGTCCTTTATCAGTAATTCCGTCAACCTCTTGAATTTGTTTATTTAATCTCCATGTAACTGTTGGAGCAACTCGACCTGCAGGGTATTGTTCACCTAATTTACCTAATTCCAAAATTTCGGAATAAGTTAACGGTTTTAATTTAACTGTCGAACCTGTTTTAGGTAATTTCGTTAAGAACAAACCATTTTCATCTGGTTTGGTTTGGGTTTGTCTAATATTTAACTCGTCTAAGATAACCGTTACATCAAATGGTTTACTTGTTTTAGGGTCAATTAAATTAATGACATATTCAGGACCAAAAGAAGTATTTCTTAGATAAATCATAATAGCCTCAACATCACCGTTTAAAAGTTCCTCAGGTTTTAATTCATTTTCGTAAATTTTATTTCTAAGTAACGTTAAAATAATGTTGGTATTTGCGTTTTGAGCAGCACCTATTAAAATGTTTTCGTCATTTGCGGTTAAATAACCCACTTTAATTGATTTCTTTTTAGATTTGTAATATATTCCACCTGAAGGTAGAGTTACAATATCATGAGGTAAGTTAAAACCTTCGGTTCCCGCTTTAATTAAATCTTGTTCCATATTGAATTGTTTTTATATTAAATAATAGGACAAGTTTATTTTTTATAAAGATTAATTAGTATATTCCCATCTAATATTTCCACAATCATATATCCTATAAATTTTTCAGTTGTTTTATATCCCGACTTATTATCTGTTGTAAAAAATGTAAAATCCATATACTATCATATTATGATAATATACGGATTTTTATTTTGGGTGTAAAGGGTATGTAAAAAAATCTAGTAAACCAATATACAACGGTCCATACGAATCGATGCCGTAATACTCGCAATTGAATCAGTACTATAACTCAATGAATCAAAGTTAACGTCAGTTAACCAACTTCCCTCCAGAATCCATTTTTCTACAACAACCCCTGTAGGGTCTAACATCTCAAGGTCAATATTTTTCTTGTAACCCGCAGCATAACCCATACGACCTGTTACAGACTCAGCACATAAACGTACCCACTCCATAAGAGCTTGTGATGCTGAAGGTCCGATTGGGTCACGGAATTTAACACTAATTGTTCCCCAAGTGAAACGACCCGCAACATATGTTGAAGTATTTAAGAATTGAATTTCAATAGGGTTAATTGTTATATGTGGTCTAGCAGCCGTTTCTACGAACCATTCGTTAATTCCCAAAGTCGAAGGGAAACGAACAATGAACCTGTTTTGTCTTTTCGGTTCGTAAGGAATCGGCATTTTCATTAGTAAATCAGCCATTGTATTATTTTTTTGTTTGTTTGTTTAGTTTATTATAAATATATCGAGATGAAAAATTTTCTCTTTACTTTGTTTTTTTTTATTTTAATCTTTCTATTATAAATTGCCTAGTTAATATGCTTTTTTTATTCCTCCTGCAGTTAAATATGTTTTAATTATATTATCTGGTTCTTTTTCAAATGCTGATTTAACTTTTTCAACATTTCTTATATCATCATCTGAAAATCCTATTGTAGGTAGAAAATTATTAGTTACTTTGTTTTTAAGAAATGCTTTCTTATGAATTTTTGAAGACATCTCCCTAACAAATTGGACAAATTCTTTTAAAGCTTTAATTTTACCTTCTTCAGGGTTGGTTGCAGAACCTTCACCATAAGTGACAGGATAAAACTTACACATATCAAGATATTCTCTAATCATGTCTTTTTTAGACATTTCACCTTCATCGGCCAAATCTCTATATTTTTCCAAATTCTTAACTAATTCATTTGAACTAATTCCCATATGGTTAGATACAATAAGATTATAACACGCCTCTTTAATAACACTTGGGGTATGTCCCCTAGCAGTTACTATAGAAAAAATTGACCCGTTGTTAATTGCCTCAACAAAGTCTCTCCAAGCAGGACCTGGTTTACCTAATAAAGAATCAACAATAAATTGTCTATCTCCTTTTACACTAAAGTATTTAAAAGGTTCTTCTCCAAAACCTACAATAGTATGTCCCTCATATTCAAAAGGGTTTTTACCGATATCAGTTCTATATTCTGCAAAATCTTCAGTAGACATTCCTACCTCATCACCATCTTCATCTTTTAAAAGTATTTTAGTTGGCATAGTCATAATATTATCATCCCAATCAAAGGCGTAGTATTTCATGTCGGGAGTTCCCTCTTCTGTAATACCTTCTATAATTTTATTTTTTAACATATTATTTACTTAATAAATAAAGACAAGTCGAGTTTTATGTCGACTTGTCTTAAAATTATTTTTAGATATTATCAAACGATGCACCTGTTGGAGTAATATAGAACGTGATGTCTATGAACTCAAGAGATTTAGTTGGTTTGATATAAATCTTACCTGTCATTTGATTTCTATCCAAGTCAGCAACATCTGAAGAAACTGTTACACGGAAATCGTATAAACCTCTGTCTCTTCTAATTGCGTCTAAGATGGGGTTAACCGCATCCAAGAAATCTTGTCTTACTTTCTCATCGTTTTGTTCAAACAATAATCTTACCGAAACCGCTGAAATTAATTTACGAGCTTGTAACAATAATCTTCTTACGTTGATTCTATCAAGAGCGGATTCTCTAATTTGCATGGTCTTGTTACCCCAAATTACAGTTCCAACATCAGAGAAGGTTGCGATTGGGTTAATTCTACCTTTATAAAGAACGTCTCTATCTTCTTGAGTAAGTTTCTTTCTCGCTTTGATAGCACTTACGATACCACGAGTGTAACCCGCCGCAGCGAACCAAGGGAAAGCAATATTATCCGTTAACGCCAAGTTTCTTGTTACCTCAGCCGTAGCGGGGATATAGATTTGAGTGTTGTTTACAGTATCTCTTGTTAAAACCCATGGGTAATAAGTTGCCGTGTAGTTTGAGTCGATACCCGCAGTTTCCAAATTGTCTACCGCTTCTTGTGGATAAATTAAATCTAATTGGTCACCCGTTGATGGTACAAACATGTTGTAGTCGGGTGTTGTGCAGATATAAACTGAATCCGCTCTATTGAACTCAATCATTTCAATTGCATCACCCACTAAGTCAGAGTGATTAATATAATCAATACCTGGAGTAACGAATACGTTAATATTAACCGCCTCAGGGTTAGAGAATGTTTGTTGTCCTAATAAGTAAGCGTAATAGTCGGTGTTTGCCCAATCTTGTCCGTTGTCACCAACAGTGATTTGTTTAAACGCTCCCCATCCTGTAGCCGTTGGGTATTTGAATGAAGGACATGCTCCATTTCTATAACCAATTCTACCTAATACGAATCTATCCGCATTTGTTCTGTGTTCAGTATAGATATCCCATCCGTCAAATCCTCCACGACATAATAACGAGAATTTACGTGCGTATAATCTATAATACGGATTCGCTTCGTTATCAGGGTCTGAAGTAAATGGTGCAGAACCTACATAGAAAGCCGGTGTACCACTTGTTGAGAAGTAACTTGGTATTGTAATACCACTTGCATTGATGTCCATATGGAATCCTCTTGTTCGGAAAGCCCATTCATCTCCTGAAACGTCTGTACAAACATCTAATGGTAATTGTTTACCTTTATATGTGTAAAAATCAACGTCAAAACCAACCGTATCAGAAATACCAAGATAAGTTCTACGAACATTATCACCATTACTTCTTATGATATCATCAGCACCTGATGATAAACCAAACGGTGGATTATAAACTATTTCACCAGGAAAATCGTATTTTGTTTTATAAATTGGGAATGGAGGTCTAACACCAGCATATTCTCTAAAATTATATCCCTCAAATCCACAAGGTAATGCGTCCACGGGAGCATCCTCGTTAAGTTCAATCATAACGTATTTAGAATTCAATGCGTATTCTCCATCTAATGTACCAATTTTTTTAGCGATAAAACTATTATCATTAGGGTCCATAGAACAGTTAGTGAATTTTTCAAGAACTACAGGACTATTATCTGAGTCAAAGAAATCTCTAACAATTACATCAAAAGTACCATTATTAAACGAGATATTAGCAATTGAAAGTTTAACTTCAATATTCGCGTCGTCACCATCAGCAATTGTTGTAAACTTAAATAAGTTGTATACTTTATTACCTCTTAATTCAGATACAACCCATGGTGACACAGGTGATTGATATTTTTCAAGATACCAAGCGATTGAAGTTGGGTCAACTCCTTGTCTTGCGTTAGGTAATGCCGTTAACTCACAACTTAATCCTCTAATAAATCCTTTTCTCCAACCATAAGTTAATAATGCTTGGAATCTTTCCTCAACAAATAAAGGAACTACTGTTCTTGGTTTTGCAAAATTAGATTGTCCAAACACTTTAGAAATGTACTTACTATCTGAATTTGATAATGATGTTTCAAAGAAGAACGGATTACCGTCTTTATCTGTCACATTAATACCAAATGTTGAGAATGGGTTTTTGGTTACACCTGAATACGTTCCTGTACAATCTAATTGTACATCATGACCGTCAAATTGATTGTATCCGTTAACTCCACCTGGTACTTCATATACCGCACCGTCATCACTACCATAAGTCGCCAATCCTCTTGAACGTAAGGTCGCAACTACTAAATCATCAAAATCTGTGAAAGCGGTTCCTTTATATATGTAGATTTGACCCGTTAAAATACCTGAAAAACATTTTGTTGGTGTTGGTAATGTTGTTGTTGTTGTTGTTCCTGTTGGTGTTGGGTTACAAGGGTCAGGTGTTGGTGTTGGTGTTGGTAACGTACTAGTTGTTGTTGTAGTACTAATTATTTCAGTTAAATCCGTAACGATTGACCAAAAAGAATAACCACTATAAACCGCATTTCCTACATTATCAAATAATGCGTAATACCAAGGGTCATTTTGTGGTGCAGCATAGTTAATCATTGTCTCATCAACACTTTCAACATTAAACACATTTGTTTCCGCAGTAAAGATAGGTGAAAGTGAATTATATACATCACCTGAAATGGGTCCATAATAATAAATTGAAGAGACTTCAGTTGATGGAGTATTCATAATATCAAAAATTTGATTTGTCATATCTTGATATAATGTTCCAGTACTACCATTAAAGTTCTCATATGGTAAGTTTAATTTTACCGCAATTTCTGATGGGATAGGACCTGTAAATGAAATACTATTAACACTATCGGTACAACCCGTAAACGGAATTGAGTAACTAATAACGTTAGGTAATGTACATTCAAAAACACAATTAACTGTTTCACCTGATATACAATCGAACTCAACTGTTGTCGGATTAACGTTTGCCTTTGTGGTAATTGACCAAGATGGGCCCGCATCATAACCTGATAAACCTAATACTCTTGTTACAAACAATTGGTTAGACTGTTGTAAGTAAGCTTTTGCGATATACGCCGCCTCATATTTAGGAATTTGTGTGTTTATGAATTTTTCAGGAGATGTTCCTCCGAAATATGCTGAAAACTCATCGAAGTTTCTGATAAAGATAGGTTCGAAAGCGGGACCTTTTTGAGTCTCACCAACAATACCTAAAGTTGTAACACCTACACTTTGTGCCACAAAACTCAAATCAACTTCAGAGGTATACACTCCAGGAGACACGAATACTTTGTTGTTTGTTGCCATTATTTTTTTTCTTTTAGCTTGTTTATTTATTTTATAGATAAATATTAGAAAAAAAACCAAAATACTTTACTTTGTAGTAAGTATTTATAAATTGGGTGGAATAAATTCTGCCTTTTTTCTACCATGGACAATAAAGTAAAAAAAATAAAGAATCTAAAGATATCAATTGAGGTTCATGATATCCTAAAGACCTATTGTGAAAAGAAGGGAATTAAAATGTATCGATTCTTAGAAAGAATGATAGTTGAGAAGTGTAAGGAGAAACCTGACGTATACGGTGAGAATTAAATTGGGTTACCAAATAACCTAATTATTGATTCTAAAGTATTATCTGTTTTAACAATCACAAATTTTAACTTATCATCCGTATTTATTTGGATTTCTGTTAAATCAGAACCATAAAAGTCATTATTAATATAAACATCAAAACTTTCGATATTAATTGTCGAGCCGATTATTATATTTGTTGTATAATCGAATGTCTGTGAGTTAACATTATTACCAACAACAAACAACACATTAATTTCATTACCACCTGTATTAATATCTTTCTTAACTCGTCTTTTTGTTACATTAGTATCAAACTCCACGACTTGTAAAACTCTTGAGACCGCAGGTGAAACCTCAAATTCATTTTCATCTATTAAGAACCCTAATAAAGTAAATTCATAACTTTGGATATAAAATTTTCTTTTTTCTAATTCCATAACTGATTCGTCAGAAATATTACCCATAATGATAGGGATATAATGTCCTTTTATAACTTGGTATGCCTGTCTTGAAGCAAACTTTTCTATGACGTTTTTATTGAATTCGTTGATTTCTCTCATTCGATTACATACTATTTTAACTGTATATGTAATGTCAACAGGAACAGGTTGAGGTATTTTATATATGTCCATACCATTTCTTTGCCCATCCCAAGTTGGTACTTGAGCATAAAAATATTGTCGTCTATTTGGGATATTATAAAGTATCGCAGGATTTGTTCCAAATTTTACTTCAGGAACTCTTACCGTTGTAACAAACGGTGGCTCAACATTTTTATCAAGATTCTGTAAATTCCACGTCTCAGTAAATTGACTCCAATTCTGAGTTGTTACTAAAATATCAATTGTTGGTATTATCTTACCATCAATAACGGTCTTTAATTCATTTTTAACAAATTCTAAAAATCCACCATCTAAATCGGCGTGTAATAATGATTTAGGTAGATAGGTTCCATCCTTATTAATTTTGTCAACTAATTCCTGTCTTCTTGGTAGAAGAGTCTTGGATTCGGTTAAAGGAATATTTTTCTTTATTTTTTTAGGTAACGGCATTTTAATCAATAATTAAAGGTTCTTCATTAAAAACCGCTTTATTTTTACTAAGATCTCTTCT